ACACTATAATTAAGAAAAAAGACTATGGCAAATAAACCCTTAACAATATTTCAAAAACTTGGTCGAGTTATCGGCCCAGATTCTGTTAAACAAAAACAAAGACAACCACAGCCACAAAGATACAACATTGGAAACAATGAATTACTTAAAACACCAGATAAAGGTGAATTTGAAAGGGCTAAATTACAAGCTCAACAAAATAAGTATTTGGGTCAAATGTGGAAAAAGGTTGAGAATGGATTATTCCAACAATCTATTAATTACGAAACAACACGTATTGGTTCATATTCAGATTTTGAAGCAATGGAATTTTATCCAACGATTGCAGCTGCATTGGATGTAATGATGGAGGAATCAACAACACCTAATGACAAGGGTAGAATTTTAAATGTTTATTCAGAAAGCAATCGTGTAAAAGGTATCTTAGAAGATTTATTTTTTAATAGACTTGATCTACATACTTCATTACCTATGTGGACCAGAAATACTTGTAAGTATGGTGATAATTTTGTTTACTTAAATATTGATGAAAAGCATGGTGTTTTAGGTGGTAAACAAATGCCTAATTATGAAATGGAACGCAGAGAAAGTGGTTTATTTGATATGATTGCTGGAAGAGATACTACTAATCCTCAAGAAAGTACTTCTGATAAAACAAAATTTTATTGGAGAGGTCGTGATGTTGAATTTAATTCATGGCAAATAGCTCACTTTCGTTTATTAGGAGATGATAGACGTTTACCATATGGTACCAGTGTATTGGAAAAAGCTAGAAGAATTTGGAAACAATTAATCTTATCTGAAGATTCCATGTTGGTTTATCGTGTAACTAGAGCACCAGAAAGACGTGTTTATAAGATTTATGTTGGTAACATTGATGATGCCGATGTAGAAGCATATGTAAATACGATTGCTGATAGATTCAAACGTATGCCTATTGTTGATTCACAAACAGGTCAAATGGATTTACGTTATAATCAATTATCTAACGATCAAGATTATTTCATTCCAGTAAGAACTGAAGATGCACCGAATCCAATCGATACATTGCCAGGTGCAACAAACTTGGATCAAATAGCGGATATTGAATATTTGAGAAGTAATTTATTTACTGCATTACGTGTACCTAAACCATTCTTGGGTTTTGATGAAACAACTGGTGATGGAAAGAATCTTGCATTACAAGATATTCGTTTTTCCAGAACAATTAATAGAATACAACAATCTATGCTTCAAGAATTGAACAAGATTGCTATCATTCATTTATATATTTTAGGTTTTGAAGAAGATTTTGACAACTTTACACTTACTCTTAATAACCCATCAACACAAGCAGAAATGCTTAAGATTGAACATACACAACTTAAGGTTACATTATATAAAGATGCTGTGTCTGATGCTGGAAACGGTTTTGGTGCTATGTCTATGACACGTGCCAAGAGAGATATTCTTGGAATGTCTGATGATGATATCAAACAAGATTTACTTGAACAAAGAATGGAAAAAGCAGCTGCTGCTGAATTAATGAATTCAGCAAATGTTATTAAACATACAGGTATGTTTGATATTGTAGACAGAGTTTATGGTGATTATAAACTAGCACTTCAAGGTGGTGGTGGAGCTGGTGAAGGTGGAGATGATGAAGAAAAAGGTAGTGGAGGCGGTGGTGGCCTAGGCGGTTCATTTGGCGGTGGTGGAGCTGGTGGTGAAGATTTAGACTTTGGTGATGAATCAGAGGCAGCTACTGAAGTTGGTGGTGAAGAAGGAGCTGCCACAGAAGAAGGTGGTGCTGAAGAAACGGCTGCTGGAACTGAAAGTGCAACTGGTGAAGAAGGTGGAACAGAAAGTGTTGCTGAGACAATCAAGAAAATTGACAAGTTATTGGTGGAAGAAAAAGCCGTTTTAAGTAAGAAACTAAACGAAAGAAATAAAAAATATACAGGAAGATTTGTTGAACGATTGGTTGAATCAATTAAACCAGACCCAAAACAAATCATGGAGAAAACTAAGATATACGATAAGAATATCAAGATAAACAAGGATATTGATGAGATGATCAATGGAATTGATAAAATGTTGGACGAATAATCGATTTTTACATTAAATTGAACTATTTATTAATTAAAAGAAATCATGTCAGAATTAACACAAAATATGCAGAATTTCGGAAAGATTAAAGACTTGTTCAATTCAATATTAGTTGAGGGGATGATCACGAAAGATAAAGCTAAGAAGCTAGTCTTCAAGAATTATGTTGATGCGATAAATGAGAATAGTATTTTAAAAACACAATTCTTGGTTTATACAAACATAGAAAATAAAATCGAATCTGATGAATCAAAAGCACTTCTTTTCGTAAAAGAGAATATTAATTTATTTTCAAAATTCAAAAAAAAGGATATCATTGAAGCTAATTTAAAGTTATCAAAATCAATTCTTTTCGATAAAGAAATACAAACTGAAAATGCTGAGCTTTATGAAAACATTTCTAAGCTAATCTTCACAAGTAAGAATCCAGATACTATTGATATAATAGTAGATGCTACTAGTAATGTAGTTAAACATATTCTTAACAACAAACCAAAAGAAATTAATGAACGTATTGATTTACCAAATAGTATGATAAGTACCATGATGGTTGATAAATACAATGAAAAATATTCAAGTTTAGATGAATCAGAAAAACAAGTGTTAAAAGTTTTAATTGATTCTAATGATGAACAAAAGAAAAGCGTTTATTCCAATACACTTAGAGAGTGTATCGATTTGATTAATGAAAAGCTTACTACTAGCGATTTAGAGGCTAAAGACAAATTATTAAGAGTGAAGGATAAATTGTTAAATGACAAGCAAGACATCAATGAAGACTTCATAAAGAATATTTCTAAACTGGTTGAATTGAGGGGTAGTTTGAAAAATAATTAATCCAAATTTAAAAATGTTATGGAAAAGGTTAGTGAAAATATTTTAAAGTTAAGAGAATTAACTGAAAAAATAAGCAAGACAGATCGCAAAGAAGACGAGTATAAGATTCTTGTCAAAAAATTAAAACAAATTGTTGATGAGGGGAAGAGTCAAATTCATGAGTCTACAACATCACAATCAAAGATAAATTGTTACGAAAAAATGTGTTCAATGATAACATCAGTGCTAAGTACCGTAAAAGTTAAATAGTTATGTCAGATGAAAAAGATAGCTGGGGAGATTACAGCAAACTTGTTCTAAAAGAATTAGAACGTCTTAATGAAAGTCATGAGAGGATGAGAGGAGATATGGATACTAAATTCAACGAACTTAATCAAAAATTAAGTGAAGTTAAAAATATAGAACCTAAACTCATTGCTCAAAGTAATTGGATGGAAAAGGTTACTGATGTTTGGTCACCTACTCAAATGAAAGAAGCTAAGGATGAGATATATAAACAAAAAACTCGTTGGGCTGCTGCTATAGCAATAATCACATTTGTACAAATCGCTATTGGAATCGCTATAGCTGTGTGGGGTAAGATAAGATAGGACTTGACACATTGAAAAATTTTCACTATACTTGTGTATAAATACCAGGCATTATGAAGACAGGAAAAGAATTAAAAATCAACAACTTTAAGAATTATAACGTAGTTTTTGGAAGTGTAAATAATAAACACCCAAAAGCTGTTTATATTAATATTTCTGCTTGGGCCGAACCCAATGATGAGAATGAAATAAATTATACAAGAGTTATTCGAGATATCAATAAAAAGACCAAACAGGTATTGTTTAATATCTTTGATACTGATTCTCAAAGTGAATTTTTAAAGGATAGAACAATTGTTGATCTTGATATACGAGAATCTGGTATACGATATGGAAAACGTAGCTTTATGAATTGTGAAATGACCTTGTTTTTAAATACAGAAATTCAAGTTAATTCAGAGTTGATGAAGGATATGTTAGATGACATAGTTAAGTCAGTCATTTCATTGGTATTTGAGGATAATCGATCATTCAAATTCTATAAGAAAAAGAAATAAATTAATTAATTAAAGCCCTATTCATATGAATGGGGCTTTTTTATTTATCTGGTATATTTATATAT